GCACGATTGTTGACAGATTTTATAAATATTCACGAACCGGTTCATCAGCTGCGGACACCAATTATTCATTAATTCCACTGGATGTAGCACCTGAGCCAAAGCAAATCACCGATTTGCAGTTTCATCAGCTTGATAGCGTCTATATGACACTTGCTTATGAAAAGCAACAAATGTTCCTTACAACTGGAGAGATGAAAGACAGTTGGTAAAATAATCTTCGGTAACTCCGTGGATTAGGGTTATTAGCTCAATGGTTAGAGCAGGGTGCTCATAACGCCTTGGTTGTTGGTTCAATTCCAACATAACCCACTATGAAAAAAGATATTATTTTAGATCTTGATGGTGTAATAGCCGACATAGATACTGCTGTATCTGAATACTTGCATTATGATTGCGGAGTGAGTCTTGATTATTCAAAATGGTTGACAACAGATACAAAAGATGAAGAAGCCTTACGTCTGTTTTCTAATAAAATTTTTTGGAAAAATTTAAAACCATTTGAAGATGCTTGGCATCAAGTAAATCATTGGTTTAGTTACGGTGTTGATGTGCATATTTTGACTGCTAGGAGATCTCCTGCATCAGTTGATGCGACAATCCCTTGGTTAAACAATTGGAATATAAATACAACAATTCCAAAATTTAGTTTAATGGGTGAAAAACATAAAATTGCTAAAGAAATTAATCCGGTTTATATGGTGGAAGACAATCCAAATGAGGTTATGATATTGCGAGATCACGGAATAAATTGTTTTCTTAGAAAGGCATGGTACAACAAATCACATTGGAATGACATGCCTTGCATTGACACTTTGTATGATTTAAATTTTTAAAATGACAGATTTTGTTCACCTTCACTGCCATTCAGAATATTCATTGCTAGATGGGATGTCCACGCCAGACGATATAGCAAGAATTACAAGCACCAATGGGCAAGTGGCTGCGGCAATTACAGACCATGGCACAATGGGCGGTGTGTTAAAATTTCAAGATTCTTGCATTAAGCATAATGTAAAACCTTTATTTGGTATTGAGGCATACTTCGTGCCATCTGTTGATACAGATGTTCAAGATAGATCTGAAAGATTTCATTTAATTTTACTGGCAAAGAATAACGAAGGTTTGAAAAAATTATTTAAAATAAATCAAACAGCTTGGGGTAGTAATTTTTATTATAAGCCAAGGATTGATTTTGCTTTATTAGAAGAACTTGTTGACGGAGATATTATTTCCCTTTCTGGCTGCATGGGCAGTGCTATATCAAAAGCAATCATGTCGGGTGATAAAGACAGGGCTTCCTATCTTTCAGAGCGTTTTGTAAAAATATTTAAAGATGATTTTTATTATGAGATGCAAGCATGGAACCCAAAGGAATTAAATGACGGGCTTATAGATTTAGCAAGCTCTTTTAACAGACCACTGCTTGCCACAGCAGATTGTCATTTCCCAACTGTTAAGGATAAAGGTTGTGAAGAAATCCTATTGATGCTTTCTCAGTTCCCAAGCCTGTCTGCTTCAGACCAAAGACATGCTAAAGATAATTCTAATTGTTTGCACGACACATCTTTGGACATGGTGGCAAAAATCAATAATATGTATCCTAACAGGCATCTTAGATTTGATTCTATTAATCCATACATTGCTAGTGCTCAAGAGGTGGCTTTGTGGTTTAAAGATGCCGGTTACGACAGATTGGACATTCTGGAAAATACAATGGAAGTTGCAGAAAAATGCAGCGCCAAGATTGAAAAGCGCAAGAATCTTTTGCCAAAGTATATGAAGTCTATAAACTCTGACAATTATTTAACTGAGATTACAAAGTTTAGATTGCAAGAGCTGGGATTGAATGATCAAATTTATGCTGATAGGTTGGATGAAGAGCTTGCTGTTATTAAACAACTCGGCTTTGCCGATTATTTTTTAATTGTTTGGGATTTGGTTAAATGGGCTGATGGCAACAATGTAGGGCGAGGCACTGGTCGTGGGTCTGTCGGGGGAAGCTTGATGGCCTTTTTGTTGGATATCACGCAAGTTGACCCGATTAAATATAATCTTTTGTTTGCGCGTTTTATTAATCCTGAAAGAAACGACTATCCCGATATTGACTTGGACTTTGAAGATAAACGCCGAGATGAAATTAAGAAATATCTTTTTACTCGCTGGGGCGAAAATAATGTTGCCGCAATTTCAATTTATGGCACATTTAAGCCAAAGAGTGCCGTGAAGGATGTAGCGAGAGTCTTGCAAGTTCCGTTTGCTGAAATCAATTCCATCACCCCGTTTTTTGAAACAATTGATGAACTTAAAGCCACAGACAAAGGCAAGGTTTTTATCAATAAATATAAAGATATTATACCGCTTGCTTCAAAGCTGGAAAACAGAATTCGTACCGTTGGAGTTCATGCTGCTGGTATGGTTGTTTCATCCGTGCCACTTACCGAGGTATGCCCTGTTGAATCTCGTAAAGATTCCAAAGGTGGCGAGAGATCAGCCGTTACCGCTTTTGCAATGGAAGACGCTGAGGCTGTCGGGCTTATTAAAATTGACATTTTGGGTCTAAAGACCGTATCTGTCATTAAAGATTGCTTAAACAAGATCCTGGAGCGTACAGGGCTTGATGTAAGGGCTCAATCGTTAGCCCTAAATGACCAAAGAGTGTTTGAAAACTTTACCAACATCAATACCGTTGGTGTATTCCAAACAGATGCTGCTGCATATCGCAATCTTATTGAAAGAATGGGTATTGATAATTTCAACGATCTTGTTGTATCAAACGCATTGGTAAGACCTGGTGCTTTGTTATCTCAAGGTTCAAGGTACATTGATTGCAAGAAAGGTGGGGCGAAACCCAAATACCCAAATGATATTGTTAAGCCCATTTTGGAAGAAACATACGGCACTGTTATTTTCCAAGAGCAATTGATGCAAATGGCAGTTTTGCTGGCGGATTTTACTTGGTCCGAAGCCGACTCTTTGCGTAAAATTATTGGCAAAAAAAGAGATGTTGCTGAGTTTGATAAATATAAAAATAAGTTTGTTAATAATAAATATTTGACAGTAGCTCAGTCTGAAAAGATTTGGACAGAGTTTGAAATGTCGGCATTGTACATGTTTAATAAATCCCACGCTGTTGCTTATTCACTAATGTCCTATCAGACAATGTGGTTAAAAATTAATTACCCTCTTGAGTTCATATGGGCTTTGCTTTATAACGAATCAGCATCTGACAAAATTACTGCTTACCTGATGGAAGCTCAAAGGTTAGGGTTGAAAATATACGGACCAGACATTAATAAATCTGATGAGTTTTTTTCTATGTCAATTGCTGGGGAAGAAGAGGGGATTCGTTTTGGTTTATCCAATATAGTAAGTTGCGGCGTTAGTGCAATAGAAGAAATTAAATCTAAAAGACCTTTTAATTCATTTGAAGAATTTACAAACAAATGCTCCAAGTCTGCTGTTAAAGCTCCTTTGAGAGAAAACTTGGACAAAGTTGGCGCTTTTAAATCAATTGGGCATGTTTCTCAATTTGACCATGAAAAGTATTATCTACCAATTCTAGGATTCCCGATTGAGTCCAGTCAACATAAAACAATTATTGATGAATTTGTAGAAAACGCTAATGATTTTCACGAAACAATGTCAAATCTTACTCTTATAAAAGCGGTTGTTAGGTCTACCAAGAAAGCTACAAATTATTTAAGAGTTGAATTTGAAGATCACTCCGGCTCTTGTACGGTTTTTGGTGAAAGAAATACCGAGCTGGCTCAGCGAGATTACGTTTACGCATTAATTGGAGATAGAACCCTCCATGCATATTGTGATGTTTATAACGCAGAAGATTCAAATCTATTTAAAATTATGATGCTAAAGAAAAATGGCATTGAGCATGAACATAAATGGCTTTATGATAACGGGATTGGTTTTGTAAATGATGAAAAAACTCTCGCATACATCTTTAATATACGAAATTTTATTACATCGTCTGGAAAAGAAATGGCAAGCGTTTATTGCTGGGATGGTAGGCAATTTTTTAAGATTGTAATATTCTCTACGGTGTACCAGAAAGTAAAAAATATGTTAAAAGAACATAATTGGTATGCAATTCGTTTATCTAAAATTGAAGACAAAAACACACTGAATAGGTTAGATTCTTTCAAGCTTGAGTCAGCAGATAAGATTATTTTAGTAGATGATTATATTAAAAGAAAAAAATTGGTTAAAATAAATGATTAAATGGGTTGATAACACAATTGTTGGTTATACAGATGGATATGGCCAAGCATCTGATAGTTTTTGGGATTTTTTTAAAGACAGTGATCTTCCGATTGAAAGATTGTTGCCGTATAGAGACAAGTCAACAGAGACAATTCAAAATAATGAAATAGGCATTGGCTACACAAGAATTGTTTCTAGTAACCAAGATGGTATTGTTATTAATCATTGTTTGCCAACCGAGTTTGTTAATTTTAAAAAATATTCTGTTGGCATGACTTATTGGGAAACAAACCTTATACCAATTGATTGGGTTGATCATTGCAATAGAATGGATGAAATTTGGACAACATCTAGGGCGATGAGGAATGTTTTTATAAACTCAGGCGTTACTAAGCCTGTTTATAATTTTCAATTAGGTGTTGACCCAAAAATATATTTTCCTAAAAAACAATATACAAAAGGTTCATTTAAATTTTTATCAATTGGATCTCCGTCAACTCGTAAAAATTCTCAAATGGCTGTTGATGCGTTTTTAAAAGTTTTTGGGAACGATAATAATTATGAACTTATTTATAAATCAAATGGGCCGCAGGATGCAAGGATCTATAAAAATGGTATTATGTATCCCCTTGAGCACCCAAGAATTACAGTGATTAATCATCAAGTAACAAACGAAGATCTTGGTGCTATATATGATAGCGCAAATTGTTTGCTATATCCGACAAGTGGTGAGGGTTGGGGGTTAATCCCGTTTCAAGCAATTGCCAAAGGAATTCCTACCATTTGCACAAATGCCCTCGCTACTTCTGAATTTGCAGACATGTCCATCCCTCTTAATTTCAAATGGGGAACTAAAAATATGACTGGCATATATGAAAATGCTGGGGAGTGGGCAGAGCCAGATTTTGATGATCTATGTGATAAGATGTTGTATGTAGCTAATAATTATGCCGAAGTGTGTGATAAAACATACAAGAGTGCCGAGTTTATTAATCAAAATATGACTTGGGAATGTGTTTCCAAAAAATATATAGATAGAATTAAATTAATTTTGGATCAAACAAAATGAAGTTAACTGTATACATTCCGACATACAGGAGAGAATCACTTGATGCTTGCTTAAGCAGTATTGCATCTCAACATAATGACCGTGTTGAGATTATCGTTTCTGACAATGATCAAGACGGATTTGCGGGGGATATAGTTTATAAATATAAAGATTATGTATCTGAGTATTCAATTAGAAAACAAAATATTGGTTGTGATGGAAACTGTTTATATGGGATGACAGCTGGTGACGGAGAATATGTATGGGTCGTTGGAGATGACGATATTATCTTGCCAGGGGCTGTGGATACTATTTT